ATTAGCAGCTACAGCTTTAGTTTTAAACAAAGTAAACTTAGCAGCACCTGCGGCCGGACTACCATCAAACAAATCTAAAGTAATTGTAGTAGCACTTCCACTATCACTACTAACTAAAATAGATTTTACAATAGCTCTAGAGTTTGAAGGTACTGCATACAAAGCTGTAGCAGTATTAGCTGTTAAATCTAATTTTGAATTTTTATATATATTTGCCATATTAGCCTAATCCAAACCAAGTATATCTTTCTTGATCTTCTTTTAGTTGTGTTAAAAATGTAGCGTTTAATTGTTCTACAACTGTAGCCAAAGCTCTGTTAATCTGTCTTTGATTATCTTCACTATATTCTTTTCTAGGCTCAGGTAATCTTACTACAATTTTTGTCATTATCTTCTTCCATCTGGTTGTAGGTCAGCTTGGAAAGTACCAAATCTCCATGACTCCCCGGCTCCTACGTTTGCTATCTTGAGAGCAGCATATCTACCTCTAGCTCTGGTATCTACTTTAGTAGTAGTTGAGGTAATTGTAAAGGGACTTAATGATGTTACTGTATTAGGATCTGCTGGATAGTCAGCTACAGAAAGAGTTACTTCTGCACTTCCTGTCAACACTTTAAAGTTAGGTAAGAATCTTCTCATAGCTAAAAAGTATTCAGCAGCACCTTGATCTGTTTGTAAAGAGAAATCATAAGATTGAATAAAAGATGTTAACGTTGTTATTGTACCATCTGGATTAATTTGATCTGTTCCTATTTCATGCTCAAAGAATAAAGTTTGACCTAGTCCTGTCTCACCAATGACATTTGGGAATGTGCCTGTGTTAGTACTTTTAAAAGCTGTAGCATAAGGTTTTGGATAAATTAAAGAATCAATCCAAGCCGTTCTTATAGAATTAGTATTGACTCCTGTATACCAATTTCCCATTGGTAAACCTGGAGTATTATTTTGACCATAGTTATATACTACATATCTATCATTAAAATCTTGTCCTGCACTTGGATACCACCATGTAACTTCGGTAAACAAATTATTAATACCAGCACAAATTTGTTGACCTTTAGTTGTATCAGCATCATCATAAATATAATCTTCTACTGAACAAGGTAATGAGTTTACAGTACCATCAAAAGAAAAGAAACCATTGTTAGACATCCAGTAAGCTACACCATCAATTTCAATAGCTGCATTCTTACCTATTAATCCACAGTTAGTACCAACTTGCTCAAAGCCAAATGTAAAAGGAGCTCCAACAAATTTCATTGTATACAAAGAGTTATCTGTCCATACTAAAATGTTTTCCTTAGCTGCAATGGCTCCCATAATTTTTGTACCGTCTTGTAATCTTTGAGAACCTGCTGTGTTAGTTGCTTCAATAGTATATGTATTTATACTTTCTTGATTAGAAAATCTAATAAACATATCATCTTGTGTAGCTGCGTCTCCAATAGTTACCTCTGTTCCAAAATGAATTAAGTGTCTAGTTGTAGGTGATATTAAAGTTTCTCTGGTAGCTGTAGGATTACCTACTCCAGTAGTTATAGCTGTTTCAAATCCAGATGTAGTAGTAGAAGCTCGTGTTGTAAATCTTGCAGAAACTCCAGCATTCCATGTAAAAGTTTTACCGTTAGAAATTGTTGCAACTAATACTTGACCAAAATTATTTAAAGACCATAGTGCAGGTTCTAGTGTTACTGTAGATGCTTCAACTGCATTACCCCAACCTGTAAAATCTGTTGCATTAGTAACAATTGCTTCATCAGAATGAGCCGCGGCCGTCGTTCCTTTGGCCCCACGTACTGCTCCGGTTAAAGTGTTTGTTCCTTTGCCAGTGTAGGTAATAAGTTCTGATCCAATTAAAATTGTACCTGCTGTAGGAAATCCTGCGTTAGCTGTTACAGGAATTATATTAACTGAATTACTTATGTTACCATTTAAATCATTAGTTAGTGCTCCAGAAACTGTTCCGCCAAATTCACCAACACCAAAACCATATCCATAAGTTTGAGCTGCCGGACCAAATTTTTGATAAGGTTTAACAATCATAGATCCACCAGTTGATACTGCACTGGTTGCTTGGTTTAAAGAATCAATTGTAAAAGTTGTAGGAGTTGGAACTAATAATACTTGAAATAGTTTATCTTCAAAATCAGCATTTGCCAGTCCTGTACCACTTGGTAAAGTTACTGAATCTAAAACAATCATATCTCCTACTGTCAATCCATGGGCCGCGGTAGTTGTAACTGTACAAGTTTTAACTGATGTACTATTTGTTGCTAAAGTAGATGATGTAAATGTAGTTAGTGTTCCAGCATTGTTACTACGAAAAGGAGTTATATCAAAAAGTTGTCCTTCAAAATAAAGAAGTAAAAATTTATCTGTACCTATAGCTGTGTATCTGTTTCCTTCTAAATCAACAAATGAATGTAATTTTCTTGAGACACCTACGATACTTTGGTTAAGTAATGATTGCCATCCTCCAACTTTTTCTGGAAGTCCATATCTAAATCTAGTGTTATCTGAATCTACCCAACGACCTACCGCACCAACACTGGTATCTTGTTTATCTATTCCTGGTGCAAATTTAATTTGTTGAAGAGCCATCTGTTAGCTCCTATGCCGTATTCGTTTTATACGCCCAGCCTCTTGTAGAATCTATGTATACTAAAGTTATGGCTTGACCATTAACGGCTAATGCTAAATTGTTAGTACCAGAATTAATAGGTTGACCATTTCTTGCAACGGTCACATTGTTAGATCCAAAAGTTCCTCTTGCATCAATAATAACTACTTCATCTCCAATTGCTGGAGAAGCTGGTAATGTAATTGTAACTGTTGTTTGAGTTGTGTTTATTAAAAGTTGATCACCTGCCACTGCTGTGTATGCAGTGATAGAAGAAGAAGTAATAGTAAGATATCCTTTTTGTGTAATAGCTTTAGTTGTATTAGAACCATCTGATTTCACAAGCATTATTGCTGCTACTGGAACGGGTAACGCTGTTCCACTTGCTGTCTTAACACTTAGAGTAAATTTGTTTGCTGTAGTTCTATCTGTTGTATCTTCTATTATAAAAACTCTTTCAGAACCTGAAGGCATAATTAAAGTTTGGTTACGTGCTAAAGTTCCGGTTAATTTAAAATATAAATTTTTACCATTAGATACTGCACCATCAGTTATAGGTATAGTAATATCTGCATTACCAGCCATAGATAAAGATAAGAAACCTGAAGCTGCTTGTTGTAAAATTTGTAAGTTAGTATTAGTAATAGATCCCCATAGACCAGCTTTTTCACCAGTTGCTACAAGTTCTAATTTTAAATCGTTTGAATAAGTTGATGCCATATTAGTAAGGTTCTATTTTTGTCCATGTCATATTTACTCCTGGAATAATTTCATTCCAAGTAATAATCCCTGGTTGTTTTGAATCTACAACTAGTTGAGATCCTACAGGAGTTATTAACGCTGTTCCAGTTACTGTAACACTTCCTGTTGATAAGGTCAACGCATTTCCAGTTACATTTGCTGTAGCGCCTCCAGAGGCTACGACTGTGCCAACACTTAATGTAGTAGCATTACCAGTAACAGAAAGGTTAGCATCCGCAGTAATTGTAACACTTCCTGTGCCTAATATTAATCTATTTGGATTTGGAATTTCAACAACAGTCCCAGCTATAATATTAACATTACCAATACTAAGTTGTAGAGTATTACCTGTTACTTGTATTGTTACATTGTTGTCATCATCGACCGTAGAAAAAGGTCGTTCTGCAAATGAGGCAAATCCGAAGAGCATTGGTTAACTCTCCAATGTTTCTATTCTAGATTTTAAACTATCGTTTTGTGCTTTAAGTTCTTTGATTGCATTAACCATGTACCAAGTTAAATTACTTGGGTTGACTGTTTTAACTCCAGTAGATTCTGTCTTAACCATTTCTGGTAAAACTTCTTCCAACTCTTGTGCAATAGCACCTAATTGAATACCTTCTTTATTAACAACAGCTGATTTTTTAAATTCTCCAAAATCTGTTATTTCATCTTCAGTTCTATATTCAAAATTTCTAACTTTAATTTGATTAATTTTATCTAAACCTGTTGTGTTATCTACAATGTTTTTCTTAATTCTTCTATCAGATGTTTGATCCCATGCTGTAGTATTTGCTTTGTTGAAAACACCACTTGAACCATCAAGAAATGCTGTGTTACTGCCTTTACCTACTTCACCTATTCCTATAACAATTTCTCTTGTAGTATTATTTGCTGAATGTTCTGTATCTCTACCAATTGCAAGATTACAAATACCTGTTGTAGTAACACCACCTGATAATTGGCCTATTGCTGTATTAAAACATCCTGTTGTAACTAGAGGTAGTGAACTTACACCAACTGCTGTATTGTTTGCTCCTGTTGTTATTGATTTACCAGCTCTACGACCAACTGCTGTATTCTCAACACTTGTTGTGTGTGCTTTCAAAGCACATTCACCTACAGCAGTATTATCACCACCTGTTGTAGTTGTTGTCATAGCACAGAAACCTATCGCTGTATTTGAAACAGCTGTTGTATTTCTTTCTAAAGCACCTTTACCAACTGCTACATTGTAAGTACCTGTTGTGTTAGCTGCTAAACTTTCAAAACCTACTGCTGTGTTATTTGGTGCTGTTGTGTTAGCTGCTAAAGCACTTTTTCCTACTGCTACATTTGATGCACCTGTTGTATTTGACACTAAAGCATTTCTGCCAACTGCTGTATTACTTGCACCTGTTGAGTTTGAACCTAAAGAAGAATAACCAACAGCTGTATTATCTGCACCTGTTGTGTTAGTTCTTAAAGATACATATCCAACTGCTGTGTTAGTTGCTCCAGTTGTATTTGATTGCAATGCTCTAGCACCTACGGCTGTAATAAAATTTGCTGTGGTATTAGCACCTAAAGTATCACAACCAATTGCTACATTACAACATCCTGTTGTGTTAGCTGCTAAAGCAGATTTTCCAAGTGCTGTATTACCAGCACCTGTTGTATTTGATTCTAAAGAACTATGTCCAACAGTTGTATTATTAGCACCTGTTGTATTAGCATACATAGCATTTCCACCTATACCTACTAAAGCAGAGCCTGTTGTATTTGTTATTAAAGCACTTATACCAACTGCTGTGTTACCACCAGCTGTTGTGTTTTTACAAAGTGCAGAATATCCAATTGCTGTATTACCTGCACCTGTTGTATTAAATCTCAAAGTTTCTTTACCAACTGCTGTATTGGTTGCT